CATCAACATGGTGTACCTCAGAAGAGAGAAAGAGTATTCATGGTTGGTGTACGTGATGATGTACTAGAAGGAATTGGAATGCCTTGGATGTGCATGTCTTCAGTTTTCCCCGACCCAGTAAAAGAATTTGCATCCATTGAAGATGCAATTCACGATTTAGAAACAGACGAACAGAACATTATTGATGCAGCTTATTTAGAAACTGCAATGGATGAATCTTCCAAAGGACATTGGGTAAATGGATTTGATGTACACCCAAAGGAAGAATTTGCAGAGTGTACTCCATGTCTTGGACTCACCCCTGTACTTAAAGAAAGAGAGAACCAAGCATATACATCTATCGGAGACCATATCGTAAAACCATGGTTCCAAGAGAACATTAGACTTGGACATATCAAACCCGAAGATGAGAAACATTCTTACTACATGTCAAGAATCGTTCCTAAACATCTTCCAGCTCATTCATTGACTGAAGCAGGGTGTCAACCAAAGTTTATGGGTGGTAATCATTTCCACCATGGTGGTAAAAGAATTTATACACCTCAAGAAATGGTAAGGATAATGACTTTACCTAATGATTATAAAATGACAGGTGATTACGACGACAAGGGAGCAAGAATCGGATTGATGGTTGCACCACTTTGTTTATACTACCTCGTTCAAAGCATAAAAGGACAAATAATAGAACCATGGAATTCACTGCAACAAAAGACTTAGGGTTTAAAGAAACCTTCAAAGAGTGGAACGGTAAATATCTTACCGAAGATTCCTATGATACTGTTATATCATCTATCGAATATGATGGTGATGTTATCAAAATCTATAAACCACATGGTACTCTTATGGGTGAAACCTTACTTGCATGTATTGTAAAGAATGCATACAAAGGTAAGACTTACCAAACAGTTAAAGATACTTTGTTCTCTATCGATGATACATCTACAATGAGAGCAAATGCAGCCGGGCCTATCGACCACGAAGATATGAAGGCAAAAGGATTAATCGAAGGTAAGGACTATGTCCTAAGAACACCTAACAGTTATTACCCACTAAAGAAGAATGGTGAGTTCAATCGTATTGCAGAAGCAAACGAGATTCATTCAGTTCTAATCGGGTATAAACGTGGCAGATTCACAGGAATGATTAAGGCAAGTGGTTGGATGCAAAAGAAATCTAACGCAGAAAAGTTTGAAACCTTATCACAGATTGCAAACGTCAATGAAGAAGCATTGAAGAGTGCAGTTCCCGAAGTATACAACTTACAAAAAACTTTTGCAGATGAGTGTATAGATGAGAAGTATCACATTGGTGGTTCACCGATGACAGCGTTATCTGCAAACAAGTATTCAACTGGTGGCACTGTAAAGATGTCTGCACATTTGGATGGTAAAGATTTAGAGTTCGGAATGACAACTATGTGTGTCTTCCGTATTGGAGAATTTGGGGGTGCATACTTATGTTTCCCTAGATATGGTATTGCTATTGAAGCAGATGATGGAGACGTACTGATTGCAGATTCAAATGAATTGCACGGTGTTACCCCTATCACTGGTGAAGGAGTAAGGTTATCATGTGTTGCATATTGTGATGAACATGTTGCAACTAAAGGAAGAGCTGGAAAGACAGAGAACCCTATCGGCCCTCATGCTGGAAAGTATGAAGACAAAGGTTCACTGGACAGTTTCTTTTAGACCTAAATAATAGTGGAGTTACACTTGAAATAAAAAAGAGACCCTTTTTTATGGGTGTCGTTCCAAACTAACGACTATGGAGAACAACTATGTCAAACAATAATCAAATCCTATTCGACGTGAATAGGTCACTCAAAGAGTGTAAACCAAAGTATCCTAAAGGTGTAAACTTCACCACTAGGAAACTAATCCCACTTGAAGATATCATACATTCTGTAAAGAAAGGCCCATCTTTAAACATTAGAGTCTACAACCATTTAAGAGCAAACGTTCTTAAGTTAGTAGATTCATTTCAAAACCTAGGTTGGGTCTATTCAGAACCACCATTGGTAGTCGAACTTGGTGCAGATGAAAAGTACTATCTGAAAGCAGGTTTCAATAGACTAGAAGCATTTACAGAACTTGAGCAAACTATGGTCATAGTAGATGTTGTAACTTTTGATACACCAGCTAATGAAATCATGTTTATGATTCAATCCAATGAATGTCATTTACCAGCACAGGATAATGATGACAAAGACTATGTTAAAGCTTTAAAGATACTTGTAGCCCAAGGTTCTTGTACAAGAGATAACACTTCTTATTTGAAGGATAGATTAAAAGATATGACCCCAACAAAGTCACCAGCACAAAGGACTGCAATCTTTAATAGATTTAGGTCAAGTCTTTCTGTATTTGAAAATGTGATAGATGTAGACGCTGGAGTTGCAAACAGGATTCTTGCTGAGAATCAATTCCCATCGAAAGGGTATGTTCTTGACTTACAGCAGATAGGTTTTGCAAGACCAAATGGGGACTTTGGAACTAAAATAAAACAGATGATAGATTTGTATGATACGTACTTAGTACCAGTTCAAATCTATGGTTACATTTTAAATGTAGACCCTTCAAAAATTGCAGACCAAAGAAGTAACTGGATGGATTCTTTTGACAGAACTATGTTGTGGGTAACCCAGCATCTTAATAGAAAGTATCATCACATCTTTGAATTCAGAGGATTCATAGGTCAGATTACTACAGCAGACCCTCTTAATGATGGTCTTCCACTGGAAGATGTGGTAGTCAACTTGGACGGTAGTTCAGTATGATTATCATGGTTGGTGGAGTTCCATGTTCGGGAAAGTCAACTCTCATGAGAAGACTTATCTCTAGGTTAGATGAACCCAACCTAATTGAACCGATGAAACTATTTAAGTGCCAAGAACATGGTGACATATTAGTAGTCGGTCAATATCCCGAGGGAGAGACATTCGGTGGAACTGATAAGCTCTCTCACGGTTCTATACCACAATTTAGAGAATTCATTGAGTGGGCAAACATTGCCTACAAACATGTTCTAATAGAAGGTGATAGATACTTTAGAGGAGTAGACATAGAATGGTTAATGCAAAATCACGAAGCATTAGTTTACGTTCTAACAGTAGACATAACCGAAGAACACAATCGTCACGCAGAACGTGGAGACACACAATCAGAAGTATGGCTGAAGGGAAGACGAACACAGATAAATAACATACTAACAAACATGAATCTTTTAGGACAACTAAATATACATGATAACAATTCTATACATGATTCTATGAGAATCGAAGAGGAAATACATGCCAAAATTATTCGATAACAAAGTCTACATGGTAGTCGAGAATCCAAGTGAAAACGACGCTGCTATCGAGATGACAGGTGGAGAATGGGACGGACTTGTATACCAATATGGTAAGTTACAATTCGAAGATGGAAAACCCAACATTAATTTCCAAAGAACTATAAGAAGGTTCCCTCACGGTCAACAAAAGACAGATATTGGACTTGAGGAACTCCTAAATAATAGTGAATTAAACGACCTCATGGGTGACATTTTGATGGAACTCGTGGATGAACAATTGAAAAGGGAACAGGAACAGGATGAATAAAGAAATATTAAAAGAACAAATTAAAAGACATGAAGGTGAAGTCCTTGAAGTCTATGCAGACTCATTAGGTTATCTAACACTAGGTGTTGGTCATCTTATTAAAGATGGTGATGCAGAACAAGGTAAACCAGCTGGAACTCCAGTTAGTCAATCAACAGTAGATGCGTATTACGAATCTGATTTTGACAAGCATGTAGATGAAACTATCCATGTATTTGAATCAAAAGGTGGGAAGGACTTCTATAGTCTACCCGAAGCAATACAACACGTATTGGTTAACATGACATTCAACTTAGGTGGAAGTCGTTTTGGTAAATTTAACAACATGTGGAAAGCAGTTGTATCGGAGAATTGGGAAGGAATGGCTGTTGAGATGGAAGACTCTCGATGGTTTAAACAAGTTGGGAGACGTTCTCTCGAATTACAGGAGCAAGTAAGAAGTGTCTGAAATTATAAAGTGTTTACGTCTAGAAAATGGCGATGTTGTAATAGGTTTAGTTTCCGAAAACGTAACTAGTTATACAGTAAAAGAAGCACACGCATGTATCGTAGAATTAAAGGGAACCAATATGGAAGTAGGTCTTGCACCATGGATACCTTATGCAAAGGATTATACCTTTAACATTAAAAAAGTCAGAGTAGTAGCTGCATTTGAACCAAGACCAAATCTTGCACAAAATTTCAAGGTTCTAACAGGCAATAAGTAGAATGGCAGATATATTAAGAGCATTAGAAAAGAAGTACCAAGGTGATATTGCAGTTCATACTGCAAACATCTCAGTCTATCAGCAAAACCCAGTCGGTATCGGAGAACATCCCGATGTCGTTGGTGCTGTTGATGAATTGGTCGCTAACTTAGCCGATGCACAGGACAAACTCAAAGCAGTAAAAGAATTACTGAATCCCTCTAGAAATACACTTGTAGAATAATCCTTTTTCTGTTATAATAACAGTATGGATTTTTATACAAACGTATGTCGTACACGCGACAAGATACTCGTAAAGGGTTACCAAGGTAAGAAACAGGTGCAAATGTCTGTGGATTACCGTCCAACTCATTACGTCCCGACTAAAAAGGACTCTGCATTCAAGTCATTGGATGGTAGAAACCTAGAACCAGTGAACCTAAATTCAATGGGTGGTGCAAGGAAGTTCCGAGAGAAGTTCGCAGGAACTGCTGGAATGGACATTCATGGTTATGATAGATATATCTACACCTACATTGCCGACAAGTTTCAAGGTGACATCAAATACGACCCCAAAGTAATCAAGATTGCAACACTCGACATTGAGTGTGAATGTGAAGATGGGTTCCCCGAACCTATGCAAGCTTTGGAAAAGGTCAATGCAATAACAATCAAACCCTTCAGATTCATGGCACATACTTTTGGTATCGGCCCATGGGATGAAAAACCAGCGAATGTGACTTATCATGAAGCACAGGATGAAAAAGACTTACTTGAACAGTTTATCAAGTACTGGAGAAAAGAGAAGTTCGATATCATCACAGGTTGGAATGTTAATACTTTTGACATTACTTATTTGTGTAATCGTGTGGACAGAGTCTTTGGTACAGAATCACACAAAAAGTTCTCACCATGGAACATGTGCGATGTCAGAGAATTCAAAACCAATTGGGGTTCTCAGCAACAGGTTTTTAATCTGTACGGAATCAATGTAATTGATTACCTAGAACTATACAAAAAACATACATTCGTAAACCAAGAGTCTTACAGACTAGACCATATTGCAAAGGTAGAGTTAGGTAAGACCAAGATAAGCTATGAAGAGGAAGGTTCTCTTCACCATCTATACAGAAACAACTATTCTAAGTTCCTTGCATATAATGTAAAGGATGTTACCTTGGTAGAAGACTTAGAAGACAAACTAGGATTGATGGAATTGATTCTTGCAATGTCTTACAATGCAAAATGTAACTACAATGATACATTTGGTATGGTTAAGTATTGGGAAACAATCATCTACAACTTCCTTAAAGAACAGAACATTGCTACACCACCTCAGAGACTTGGTCAGATAAAAGGTGACAGGATTCAAGGTGCATATGTTAAAGAACCTATCGTGGGTAAACATGAATGGGTTGTCTCATTCGATTTAAACTCACTGTATCCTCACATCATTATGCAGTACAACATCTCACCCGAGAAGATGCAGAGAGGACTAACAGATACATCCGTAGAGAAACTATTCAACAAAGAAACAGTAGTTGACGGTGCATTCGGTATCACACCAAACGGTGCTAGGTTCTCTAACGACAAACAAGGTTTCCTTCCCGAACTTATGCAGAAGTTCTATGACGAACGTAAGATGTGGAAGGGTAAGATGATTGAGTATCAGAAGGAACTGCAAACTTGTAAAGACAAGACACGTAAGAACGAACTCAATACATTAATCAAACGTTCTTACAATAACCAACAGGTTAGAAAGATTGCACTTAACTCAGCTTATGGTGCATTGGCCAATCAATACTTTGCATTCTTTGACCCACAACTTGCCGAGGCAATCACATTGTCGGGTCAGTTGATTATCAAACATGCAGAGAAGACAATCAATGATTGGTTAAACACAACTCTAAAGACAGACGAAGATTATGTTGTTGCAATGGATACTGATTCTGTTTATATTACACTAGACAAATTGATACAACAGGTCATGCCCAATGAAACAGATAAAACCAAAATCACTAACTTCATCGACTCCATCGCCAAGTCACACATGGAGAGCGTTCTTGAAAAAGGTTTCGAAGACCTTGCAGATTACACAAACGCCTACGAACAAAAAATGGAGATGGGACGAGAGGTCATCGCCGACAGAGGAATATGGACAGCAAAGAAAAGATATATCCTCAACGTCATCGACAACGAAGGAGTCCGACTAGCCGTACCTAAACTCAAGATGATGGGTATTGAGACTGCAAAGTCTAGTACACCACAATGGGTTAGAGGTAGACTTACGGATGCATTCAAGATTGTGATGCAAGGTGACGAACAAGAACTATGGGATTTCGTAGAGAATGCTCGTATGGACTTCAGAAGGTTACCACCCGAAGACATGTCATCACCAAGAGGTTGCAACAATCTACAACAGTATGCAGACCCATCGATGATTTACGGAAAGGGTACACCCATACACGTACGCGGTGCTTTACTTTACAACCATCATCTCAAGAAGAAGAACATACACAAACGTTACGAGTTGATTAAGAGTGGAGAGAAGTTACACTTCACATACCTCACAACACCTAACCCAATTAACGAGAACGTCATATCGTTCTTGAATGTACTTCCGAGAGAGTTGGAATTACACAAATATATCAACTACGACATGCAATTTGACAAGTCATTCATAGAACCATTGAAGGTGGTTATTGAGAAGATTGGCTGGAATGTTGAACCAGTTGCGTCGCTTGATGCGTTTTTTGGATAAATAACTATATGGCATACTCAAAAGAAGTAGTACAACGGTTCGAAGCCGTACTCGCTAACCCACAAAAACACGCTGTTGGTTCACTGGATAGAAACAATCCCAAGGTTGCAACAGGACTTGCAGGAGCTCCTGCGTGTGGTGATGTAATGCAACTTCAACTCTTACTCGATGACAACGAAAAGATTGTCGACGTAAAATTCAAGACTTACGGATGTGGGAGTGCAATTGCATCTTCTTCGTTGTTCGTGGACTTGATGATGGGTAAGACTATCGATGAAGCAAAACTCATCAAAGACAAAGACATTGCAGATGCACTGCAACTACCACCAATCAAATTACATTGTTCAGTACTAGCAGAAGATGCTATTAAACAGGCGATGGTAGACTATGAGTCCAAACAAGCAGAAGACTACAAACATCCCATCTTAGACCATTCAATGATTGGTCATAATAACCCCCCTAAGTTAGCGAACTCCTAAATAGAATCATGGGTAAAAAATTATTTAAACAAGCAGAATTTCACGTAACAGTAACCAAAATCGTTGACGGCGACACAATTGACGTTGATATAGATTTAGGTTTTTCAACTGTACTAAAAAAACAAAGAGTGCGTCTTATGGGAATCGATACCCCCGAGTCACGTACAAGAGACTTAGTGGAGAAGGTTTTTGGTAAAGCATCTAAGTATCATCTTACAAAATTACTTGCACAAGGTGATGTCACACTCGTTAGTCATGACAAAGGAAAGTTCGGAAGAATACTTGGAGAACTATTTGTTACTCCACTTGACGAAGAAGGAAATCCAATCGTTCAAACAGACGAAAGAGTTTCAGTCAATCAACGAATGATTTTTGACCATCACGCAGTATTATACACTGGTGAAAACAAAGACACTACTCAAGAAAGACACATGGAACATAGAGCTCTATTACTCAGTAACGGTACCGTTACACAAGAGCAAATAGACGAGGTTTCCTAATGTTGATTACTATCATGGATTGTTTCTATATAGGAATGATTATGATTATCTTTGGTTGTATCTTTCATCTAGAAATATCTATGACTAAGCTTACAGCAATGATGAAAGAACATACCAAGTTCGACCAAAAAATGTCTCAAGTTGGTAAGTCTCTAAAAGAAATAGAAAAAAAACTCTAAAACCCTCTTACAATTTCACCACCCTTTGTGTATAATAGATGTATACATTAGGAGAAGTGTTATGTCATTTTTAAAAGATTTAGTAAAAGCATCGGGCAACGAATACGCAAGTATAGTTTCCGACGGTGTCGCAGCTGGAGATGTGGATTCCTTTATTGATACTGGAAGTCATATTTTTAATGCACTATTAAGTGGGTCACTATACGGTGGTCTACCAGCAAACAAAATCACAGCAATCGCTGGAGAATCTGCAACAGGAAAAACTTACTTTGCCCTCGGCATGGTAAAACAATTCCTTGAAGACCATCCCGATTCAGCAGTGATTTACTTTGAATCTGAATCTGCAATATCGAGAGATATGATTGAATCAAGAGGAATAGACTCGTCAAGAGTTGTTATTGTTCCAGTTGTTACAGTACAGGAATTCAGAAATCAAGCAATCAGTATACTGGATAAGTATAATGATACCCCCAAAACCAAACGTCCTAAAATGATGTTTTGTTTAGATTCACTTGGTATGTTATCAACTACTAAAGAAATCGAAGACACTGCAGAAGGTAAGGAAACCAAAGATATGACAAGAGCTCAAATCACCAAAGGTGCATTCAGAGTCTTGACATTGAAATTAGGTAGAGTTGGTGTCCCCATGATTGTCACTAATCACACATATGATGTGATTGGGTCAATGTTCCCTCAAAAAGAGATGGGTGGTGGTAGTGGACTCAAGTACGCTGCATCATCAATCATCTATCTTTCTAAGAAGAAAGAGAAAGAGGGTACAGAGGTAATCGGAAACATCATCCATTGCAAGAATGCAAAGTCAAGGATGACAGTTGAGAATAGAGTGGTGGATGTAAGACTTTCTTATGAGAAAGGATTGGACAGGTACTATGGTCTTTTAGACATGGCACTTGCATTTGGCGTCTTTACAAAAGAAGGAACTCGTGTTAAACTACCTACAGGTAAAACCGAATTCGGAAAGACAATTAATAACAATCCCGAGAAACACTTTACACCCGATGTAATGGCGTTACTTGAAGAGAAAGCACAGGAATATTTTAAGTATGGAACAAGTGAGATTAGAACAGACAATACTGAAGAACTTAGTTCAGAATGAACCCTTTACAAGGAAGGTAATACCGTTCCTTAAGGAAGAGTATTTCTCCGAGTCGGACGAGAAGACTGTATTTAACGAGATAATATCTTATTTCGATAAGTACACTAAACCACCTACAGTGGAAGCACTTCTCATAAATCTAGATAACAACACGTCATTGAATGATGGACTGTTATCTCAAAGCAAAACTATTGTAGATAGTATAGGAAAACTTACCGAAGCGACACCAACCGATTGGTTGGTAAACGAAACTGAATCATGGTGCAAAGATAGAGCAATCTATATTGCAGTGATGGACAGTATCGAAGTCATCGATAAGAAGTCCCAACGCTCGACTGGAGAAATACCCGACCTTTTAAAGGATGCATTATCTGTATCATTCGATACCAATATTGGTCATGATTTCATAGAAAATTCCGATGATAGATGGGAATTCTATCACACAGAAGAAGAGAAGTTACCATTTGATTTGGAATACTTCAACAAAGTTACTAAGGGAGGCTTACCCAATAAAACCTTGAATATCTGCTTGGCAGGAACAGGTGTGGGTAAGTCCCTTTTCATGTGTCACATGGCATCTGCTAACTTAATGATGAACAAGAACGTCTTATACATTACCATGGAAATGTCAGAGGAAAGGATTGCAGAAAGAATCGATGCAAACACATTGAATATCCCTATGCAAGATTTACCCGACTTATCTAAGAAAATGTTTGATAAGAAGATTGATAAGATTAAAGAGAAGACCAAAGGTAAGTTGATTATAAAGGAATATCCTACTGCATCAGCTCACGTTGGTCACTTTAGACATCTACTACAAGAGTTGAGTATTAAGAAAGATTTCAAACCCGATATGATTTATATCGATTACCTAAATATATGTTCAAGTGCAAGAGTAAAGCCAGGAGCTGGTGCAAACAGTTATACACTGGTTAAGAGTATTGCAGAAGAACTCAGAGGACTTGCAGTAGAGTTTAATGTACCAATCATGAGTGCAACACAAACGACTCGTAGTGGTTATGGTTCTACAGATGTGGAACTAACAGATACCTCAGAGTCATTCGGATTACCAGCAACAGCCGACTTTATGTTTGCACTGATTACATCCGAAGAGTTGGAAGAACTAGACCAAATGGTCGTTAAACAGTTAAAGAACAGATACAATGACCCAACCATATTTAAAAGGTTTGTCATTGGAGTAGATAGAAGTCGTATGAAGTTATACGATTGTGAACAAGAAGCACAAGAAGAGTTACACGATTCAACGAATATTAGTGACGACACACCAGTGTTTGATAGGGGAAGAAATGACGGACAAAAACGAGATTTTGCAGACTTCAAGGTCTGATATTCTATTATGGGGTCAGCCCATTACAGCCATCCAAATCTCAGCAAGTGAAATTGATGATTGGTTTGATGAATTCATTGATACTGAAGTTCTATGTACGGAAGAATTTACATTTAGTAATTGTAAGACATCTAACGGTGTAGATGCAAACTATAAAATTGATTACAGAGTTCCTATGGACAAAGTCTATGACGAGTTCAGTCAATTCTTAGATGCATTAGGGCCTAAGATGTTAATGTCCAGTCAATTCGAAGTACCATGGGTTAATGTCTATGAGAAGAATGGATTCCAAGATGCACATGACCACCAAGGAACACGAAATTCAGATTTCTCTTGGTGTTATATTCATCAAGCAGGTGATTCACATATTGTATTCAAGAATAGAAATGCAACCAATAGTGACAACTGTTTAAAGGAATACTTTGACACATATGAAGCACATATGGATTATGTTCCCGACCTAAAAGGTAAAGGTACTTTATACATCTTTCCATCAACAGTTTTACATGCAGTGTCCCCAAACAAAAGCGACAGTCCTAGGATAACAATCTCAGGCAACGTAAAAGTAAGTCCACAAAATGACTTACAAACCTAATATATTAGTAGAAGAGATGGTTGCAGAGATACGAAGAGATGTCTCTATGGACAACTATATGGCTCTCAGAGAGATGCTTACAAAACTAGCACAGGACGATAATAACCTTCATATAATGATGCGATTCTTATCGGAATTCCCCGAACTAAGAGAAGAGTTTAAGACTAAAGACTAAAGCCTCTAGACATGACCACTACTTATAGTGTATAATAGTACTATAGATTATGAGAGGTCTTTACAATGAAAAATAAATTAACTTTACTTGCTGGAGTGGTGATATTATCATCATGTGGCGGTGGTGGTACAGCAGTTACACCTACCCTTGCAGAACTTCAGTTTCCCACTACCACCCCAGTTTCCTCGTCCCCGATATATGGCACCAAAGTCATTGATGGATACGTCGAAGGTGCAAATGTCTTTGTCGACTTTAACTTCAACCTAGTACAGGATGAAGGTGAACCTTCGGGAACCTACAATACTGATAACAATGAGTATGAATTCCTTGCAACAGAATTTAGTGCAGTAACAAACTTCACTACCAATTGTGGGTTAAACCGTCCAAGAGTTGCAGAGGTACCAGTAGGTGCATGGGATTCAACAAGGGGATATGTGAACGATGCATACACTATGTTGTACTTCCCACATGAAATGGGTACAGGTAAAGCAAATGTTACCCCATTCACTACTATGTTGGTCACATCAATCAATGAACTATTACCTAGTGGCATAACAGTTGCAGATGGTTGTGGTTCTAGTGCAAACAGTGTTGCAGATAACATTAAACAGGATGTCAACAATTTCTTATACAACCTAGAAACCAATTTCAATATCAGTAGATACTATTTCTATGACGATTTCATAGCGTCGGGTGATACCACACAACAAGCCATAGGTGAAAAAGTTGTAGATTTCCTTACCACACTACACAAAGTCGAGAATGTTCTCAAACAACAATACAACATGGGATTCAGAGGAATCTTAACAGAAACAATCATTGGTAAAATACTACAAAACCAAGAATTCACTTCTGTTACCTTCGACATACAAAATCAAAGTATCAGTACACAACAAGACGAGTGGTTTAGATACAACCGTAGACATAACTTTAACGATGTTAAGGGTAACTCTCTAGGTCAGATATTAGACCAAAATGGTCTACCCATTGCAATTACTATGGCAAATCTAGAAGCAAACGCTTCAGTAATCATATCAGAGAACTATGAAGAGAATAAAGAGAGTGAAACTATTGTAAGTGGTTACAGAGTACACATATCCGTAGAACAACAAAAACAAGTTGGTGGATATAACTATGAGAAAACTTTCGTAAGATTTATAGGTGACCATTCCATAGAACTTGCAGTTAGGGATAGTTATCGTTCAGTCATTATGAGTGGTAAGAATGCCACAACTAGTGGTTTTGAATTAAGAATCCGAGCCAGTGATAACCCATACTACACAGATAACATTGTTACTCTAATGAGTACTAGGAACACCTCAGATATAGTACAGTTATATAATGATATCACTACAATTGATATGTCTATGAGTGGGTCACAAAGCAACACGTATCTTTTATATGCAGATGACTTCAACCTATATGAAGGTGGTAATTCCTCTATCAATTCGTGGTTGTTTAGACAACAGATGACAAATGGTTCCCTTACTGAAGAATGCACACAATACGATTGGGATACAAGAACACAAATAGAACGCACTACAGGAACAGAAGCTTATAACAGGTGTTCTGAAGTGCTATAAATACAGTTATATTATGACTACTAATTTGAAATCCACAGACGTTATCTCTGCAATAGAAGAGAAGATTGCTTTGAAGAAGAAACTCAGAGAAGCAAAAAAAGACCACGACACCTCAGCATCTAAGAAAATATCGAAAAAAATTGATAAAATTGAGGACAAATTGCACTCGACACCGCTGTCTAAAACATAAATAATCCTGTAAACACACACGGAGTTATACATGTCAGAACTTACAGACCTATTAGCAGAACAAACTGCACATCATCAATCACTAGTTAATCAAAAAGATTGGCATAATGGAGTCAATAAGACTTATTTCACTGGTGCAACAAAATCATCATCAACTCCAGCAGAATGGACAGGAGCTGGAAGAGATGCATTCCTAACTTGGCATGACACACAAGGTGTTAATGCAGATGATTTAGACCAAATGTTTGTTGATATGGTTGCAGAAAGAGCTTCGACTGAAAACAGTTCTCCAGCAAATGCAATTGCAATGAATTCTGAAATCTCAGCAGTCATTACTGCATCAATAGATTCATACGTAACCGACATCGCTGCTATCCAAGCAAGAATCGATGCTGGTGAAACTACCATAGCACCGTAGCTAAAAAAGAACCATAAATAGTAGACAGGAACCACAAACTGTGGTATAATATCTACTATGAGTGCAAAAAATCTACATTTAGAACATCTAGAAGACGAAATCATCAATCAAGGTATTGATGGTGGCAGAGGTGCAATTAACTTCTTACAAGGTCTTAGAGATATGATGAAGGGGCATTCTTCATCTTCAGTTAACATGACTGTAAAATGGGATGGAGCTCCTGCTATATTTTGTGGAAAACATCCCGAAACAGGTCAGTTCTTTGTTGCAAAGAAATCCCTATTCAACAAGACACCGTTATTTTATACCTCAGAAGACGAGATAAACAACAGTCCCGACCTCAGTGGTAACCTCAAAGAGAAATTCTTAACCTCATTCAAATGCTTATCTAAACTATCTTGGAACACAGTCATGCAAGGTGACTTGATGTACACTAACGACACCAAGACACAAAAGATAGATGGTAAGTCATACATTACATTCCAACCCAACACAATTTTATATGCAGTTGACGTAGATTCTCAGCTCGGTAAAGTAATTGCAAACTCTAAGATGGGAATTGTATTCCATACTACATACGAAGGTGCCACTATAGAAGGATTGGGTGCATCATTCGGTGCAAACATATCTAAGTTAGGTTCTAGTACCGATGTGTGGTTAGACGATGCAACATACAAAGATGTCACTGGTAACAGTTCAATGACTGCAATGGAGACTGCTAACTTGACCAAAGAGTTGACTGTAACAGGTAAAGCATTCCACGGTATCACTAAGAAAGACCTACAGAAGTTCCAAGACATACAGATGACTATCACAAAGAAAGGTGCTGGTGCATCTTACAAGACGTACTGTAACTCATTAATCAGACAAGGTAAGTTCAACCCATCCTATGTTGGATACTTGAATCACTTTGAGAAGATATGGGCAGATAAGGTTGTCGGTGGTGTTAAGACAGAAAAACATAAACAAATTAAGAAAGAAATCGGTGATGACTTATCAAGAGAGATAAGAGGACTTAAGAAGTTCGTAACAAACCTCACTAGTTTCATGGGTCATTTGGTAGTTGCAAAACAGATAATTATCGTTGCCCTAAATAGAGTAAAGAGTATTGGAACGTTTAAGAAAACTGATAAGGGATTTGAAGCAGTCAACCCCGAAGGTTACGTTGCAATCGATAGAACAGGTAAAGCTGTGAAACTAGTAGACCGTATGGAGTTTGCATTCAATAACTTTACTGCAATTAAGAACTGGGACAAATAATGAGTAAAACATTCGGAAAATTCTTAACTGAAGCAAAAGACAAAGGTGTTGTATTCACATTTGGTAGATTCAATCCACCAACCACTGGTCATGCAAAGTTAGTTACAAAGCTTAAAAAAGAATCTAGCGGTGGTTATCAACCAATGCTTTTCTCATCCCATTCAAACGACAAACAGAAAAACCCTCTAGACCATAAAGTCAAAGTAAGATACCTTAAGAAGTTCTTTGGTAGGATAGTTGCAGACGTACAGGCAAGAACTGTATTTGATATTGCAAATGAACTCCATAGACAGGGATTCTCACGAGTTAAGATGGTAGTTGGTTCAGACAGAATCAAAGAATTCGAAATGTTACTGAACAAATACAATGGTGTCAAAGCAAGACACGGTTACTACAAGTTTGAGGACATTCAAATTGTATCAGCAGGGGAGAGAGACCCCGATGCAGATGACCTAAGTGGTATGAGTGCATCCAAGTTAAGAGCTCTTGCAGAAATCGGTGACTTTAAAGCATTTGCACAAGGTGTTCCATCAACAAATAAAAAGGATGTAGAAGGTCTATACAAAGATATTCGTAAAGGAATGGGAATCGTTGAGTCACACCTACCCGACTACATGATTGAAGACCTTATAACCGAAGGTGTTTACGACCAAGGTATCTTTAAGGCAGTATTCCTTATGGGTGGCCCAGGCAGTGGTAAGTCAACAGTAGTTGATGCATTGTCACTAAAGTCATTAGGACTTAAGATGGTCAATACCGATGCAGCGTTTGAACACGGATTAAAGAAGGCAGGACTAAGTCTTGACCTTTCAAAGGTAGATGCAAAGGACAGAGACCCTCTCAGAGCAAAAGCTAAGAAGATTACTGGTAAGAACCTAGATGCATATCTCAGAGGAAGACTAGGTCTTATCTTTGATACTACTAGTGCAAAGGCACAGAAGATTAAGAATTATAAGAAATTATTAGACCAAATGGGTTATGATTACAAAATGGTATACGTGGATGCATCACTAGAAAATGCACAGAAAAGAAATTTAGGTAGACCTCGTGTCGTACCTGCTGAGATAGTTAAATCAGACTGGACTGCAGCGCAAAAGAATGCAAAAGAAATGAAGTCAATCTTTGGTCAGAACTTCATACACGTAACAAACGACGACGACTTATCTGCTATCAAAAAGAAAGCAAGTGGTCTCTATTCCAAACTATTGGGATGGAGTGGGTCATTACCTTCTAACAAGAAAGCATTAGCTTGGAAACAAGCAGAATTAGATGCTAAAAAACGATAAATAACACTATGGATATATTAGATAAGATATTACAAGAAAAGAAAACACCTAAATGTAGTTGTGATACATGCAAAACTCCGATGACGGAAGATGACCCATGTTGGAAGAACTATAAGCAAATCGGTATGAAGAAGAAGGGTGGAAAGGATGTCCCTAATTGTGTACCGAAAGAGTCTGTTACCTTTAATGACCTAGTACACAATGAAAGTAAAGTGTCAAATGTCTTCAAGAAAATCAAAGGTCTTACTAAAGACCAAGTGAAAGCACTCCAAAGCATTCCAGCTGCACAGATGCAAGTCATTGCACAACAGTTGAGTGCTCTAGTAATGAGTGAATCAACCCTAACAGAAGCATTATCTCCTAAAGATAAGAAGGTCATTGATGCATTCTATGATGGTAAAGACATGGTCGGTAAATCCGTTATAGCAAAGGGTGATAAACTAGAAACTACTGGTATGGGTGCTCAAGTCATACTAAAGAAACACCAAGGTAAGTTTAGAGTCTTTGCAGTAATTGATGGTAGAAGAGTACAAGAGATTCTTAGATATATCAAGAAATCATACCCAAAGAATACTGTAATAGAAGACACCTCAGAAGGTAAACTAGTATCGGGTATTCAACATATCACAGATGTCATTCTTAAGAAAGTCTCAGATAAGATAGAGAAGACCTATGCAAAGAATCCCGAATCTGCAGAAAGTATGCTAAACAGCATTGGTGCAATGGTTAAACATAAAGTTACATCTCAATCACAAGAAAAGGGTAAACTATTCCTTAAATTTGGTGAAGAGGTAGAGATACAGGAAGATGCAGCCGTAGATTCTGCAAATCTAAAAGCAAAACAAGCAGAAGAGATTGAGAGACTTAAGGACAAACAAGAACAAGAAGTCGAAGCACTACAGAAAAGACATGACCGTGACAACGACAAGATGGCTGGTCAAAAAGAGAAAGAATCAGCAAACGATGCAATAGATAAAAAGAGAGATGCAGACAGAAAGGCAAATGAGTCTTTAGGCGAGAAGTTCAGGCCTGATAAGATTAAAGGTTCTGAAAGAATAACAGATTTTGAAATTCAGTTCAGAGGTGATGATAAACAAACCGAGAAAGACTGGAATCAAGCAAAGAAAATCGTATCTGCATACAGTAAGACACATAAGTTAAACATCAAAGATGCAAACGGAGCTCCTTTATACAGTGACCCAAGAAAAGGTTCAAGTGCATTCAAAGTAGGTGTCTTTGCAAAAAACAACACTAACGATAAGAATCACGATTTAAGACCTTTGGTTGACCAACTTGCAAAACTTAAAACTGCAGAAGACCACGGTGGTGGTTATGGAAAACCAATCAAAGAATTCAATACAGAAGCATTAAGAAATTTAAGGGGTATAAGATGACAGGTAATAAAACAGACAACGGAGTACTAGAAATTGGTACAGATGAAGCAGTAGTTTCATATCAAGAGGATACTCCAGGCCAAGCAGTTGAGAAATACTTGATGGCTATCAAAACAGTAAACGAAGAAGTGCAAAAGAAACATTTCTCTACTAAGTTTCCTAACCCCCTAAAAGGATATCCATATCAGAAGGAGTCATTAGACGTTGCAGAAGCAGACAAAGTTGTATGCCCTGAATGTAAAGGCTCTGGTGAAGTAGACGATAAAGAGTGTACTCATTGTGATGGTAGTGGATACCATATGTCAGAATCCGAAGAGTAGAATAACTTAAATTATGAAGACACTTAAGGAAGTTGCAATAGACGAAACTCTAGAGACGCTTCAGATAGAAGGAACTAACCTCACTGATAACCCATTTAGATTGGGGTCATTGATGTATTTTGAAACTATCAATGAAGCAAGAAGACTTGTTGCAGAGAACAAATATCGACTTACAGAAGTTGATAGAAACATCATCGAAACAGAACTCGGTAATTTTGATGTGCATGAAGGAGAACTCGTACCATTGGATTGTCCAATGATTCTAGAAGAAGACGAGAAGGAACCCGAGTTGAACAAACCCAAAGTGGGTGGTTCAAAGAAGTATTACGTTTACGTTAAGGACGGAGACAAGGTAAAGAAGATATCTTGGGGTGATACTACAGGACTGAAAGTTAAGTTAAAGAACGATAAGGCCCGTAAAAGTTTTGTTGCAAGACACCAATGCGACACGAAGAATGATAAGACTACAGCAGGTTATTGGGCTTGCAGACTACCATACTATGCAAAACAATTAGGTTTGTCGGGTGGTGGAGACTTTTTTTGGTAGTCTAAATATAGGTGTAGGAAATAAATATTATGAGAGAATTGTATCACACTTATCGCGACAACAACAGGTTGGCCGAGGTATTTAAGACCCCAAAAGGTTGGGAAGTTGATTTACATGAAGTAGATGACTGGTTAGCAACAAGAAAGGTGCATAATCATTCAGAATCATATGCAGAGAATTGTGCAGAGAACTGGGTATCAGGCCAGATTAGATTAACAGACATAGAAACAACGGAAAAGAAAGAAGGTAGTTGGTATGAGGGTGGTAACCCTTATAAAGATGATAACACTTATGTTAAAGGGTTAGACGATTAAACCGTATACTGAACAAATTTTAGAACAACACGGAACAGGAACAAAGTACATGATACGTACTTTCACTGATACCGTAAATGAAGCAGAACTTGTATGGCATAGAGACACGGAGTCTCGAATGGTACATGTTCTAGAAGGTGAACATTGGGAACTGCAAATAGATGACCAGTTACCAATACAAATGAACAGAGGAGAAGACCATTTTATCCAAGGAATGACCTATCACAGGTTAGTAAAAGGTGAGGGGAATCTCGTCGTTAGGATACAAATAACATAAATAAGACTATGAGTTATAAATCAGAAAACTGGAAGGAAAAACTAGACGAAGTTCGTAACTACGTTGAACCACGCAAAGAGGGTTCGGTAGAAAAAACGGCTGAAGACATTGTAAATGAAGAGATAGAACTCTTAATTGCACACTTAGAAGAAGATGTAAGTGTCGGAGCATTGCAGAAACTTCATGAAGAAAAAACTAAATTACAAGACGAATTAAAACTAGTTGAAGCTAAAATCATAGCTCTTGCAGAAGGTACTGAAGAGATAATCGGGGATACAGAAGATAAACTACCCGAAGTACCAGTCATAGTAGAAGAAGAAAAATTATCGTTAGCTAAAACAGCTGAAAAACTTACAGAAAAAAACATGTTAGGTAGACTTGCAAAGTCTTTACGTCTTGATGAACAAGGCAAAGAGAAGATGTTCGACTATTTCGAAAAAGGGGAACTCAAACAATGAACAATTTCAAAGGATTAGGACACGGTCTATCAGACGACTTACTAGCAGCTGCTGGTAAAATCGTTACTGAAGGTAAAGACTATAAGGATTTCTTTAACGCTGCACTTAAGAAGTTTGGAGTTACATCTCCAGCAGAACTTAAGGGTGACAAAGAGAAAGAGTTCTACGATTATATCGATGCAAACTGGAAAGGTAAAGACGAAAAGAGTGAAGGACTGTATGCATCAAAGAAGAAAGCATATAAGATAGAAGAAATCTTACCTACACCCCTAGACGGAGTTGCAGAATCCGAGACATTCAATGAGAAAGCTGGAAAGTATGGAAAATACTCAGACCTTCTTATGCAAAAAGCAAGACTAGTTGCACAAGGCCCCGCTGCAACAAAAGAAGTCGGTGACATCAATAAGAAGATTGCAGCCGAAATCAAAAAATTAGGTATCAAAGAAGACAAAGGATTTGAAAGAATTCTTATGTCTGTATTTGAAGGACAGATAGAAGAGGGTTCAAGAGATAAAGCAAAATCACCAGTGGGTAAGTATAGAAAACCTAAACTTAACATGGGTGAAGAAGATATCTCAGAGAAAGTTGTTAAGTCTAAGTTAAAAATCAATTCAAAAGTCTATAAAGACCTACAGAAATTAGAGAAAGAAGAGACTATCAATGACAAAGAAGTTGGCGCAATCATAGCACAACTTAAAAAAGGCATTGAAGTAGAGAGTGATGATGGGGAACCAGCAGTCATTAGTAAGAAAGGTCTCGACCAGTGGGATAAAGTTTGGGGTAGAATGGATACATTCGTAAGAGACGAAATCTATTACATCATGAAGAAACATGATGACGATGCTATGTCAGCCATACTTGCACCATACGGAGCATAATCCAATGAATCTTTTTCACGAAGCAAAGAAAATATTAGATAAGGACGGAAAGGTAAATCCTTTAGGGCCTTACGGTAAGCAGAAGCTGACTGGTAGAGAAGTTGCAACGTACTTTAGAAGAAACAAGATTACAGACCCACAAGTTAAGAAAGCAATTGAAGTTGCACTTGACATGGGTGGTGCTATGGATATAGCAGGGAAAGAGATACAAAAGTTCTTCGGTAAAGCAGTAAGAGACAACAAAGATGTCAAACAAGCATTACGATATGCAAACGAATCATACATAGCAGAGCAGGGAGAATCTCTTGAAGAAGGTAAGAACTTAATACCTGCTTTTCAAGAAATCGTTAAGACTAAGGGTGCAAAGAAAATCGGTGGAATCATGGTAGACATGTTCACTGCAAGTGTTATCACTCAAGCATACGAAAAGGTAAATGACAAGAACAAAGCAAACATGGAAAAGTCCGATGTTAAAAAACTTGTAGGTCTTGCACAACGTATCATGGGTATGAAAGAAGAGACTATCTCTGAAGAGTCTATTGACGAAGCTATAATGTTTTATAGAGTTAAAGGTATGACAACACCCGAAGAAA